TAGCTCGTCTGCATTGCTTGAGAACCCATTAGCACTATCCAAGCCCATAAGTGTCTTAGAAGTCACCCTATGCCCACTGAGGATGTTGCTAGTCAATAGTTCTTGGAGTGCTAAAAATTGTTTGTCCAAATCTGAAGGACTAATAGATGTTATTTCAGGTACTCTTGTCTTGTCATCTGAGAACGTCAAAACGAATTTTCCTGCATTTTTTTCTGATGTAAATTTAGCTTCTAAACTTTGTTCTATCTGTCTTCTTTCTTCTGCTGTCGGTATACCGTTCGCAAAGGATATCATAAAGCTTCCCGTGAATCCGTTAGATATATTATTGAGGTGAAACTCAGAAACTTTAGAATCGATTAAAGCCCAGTTATTACAACTAACATAATCAGGAGTAAAATAAGAATTCATATTAGGACTATAAAGCCCTGTATACAATATTTGATTTGGTGAAGTTCTATCATTGACATTAAAGGCAGGAACTCTATAAGGCTTGTTACTTCTTGTATTTGACCAATCTCCTGATACATAGTAGCCGTTTGTTTTTCCAAATTCATCAGGACGTTCACATCTAATTTTTTCAACTGGTATGTGATAGACTTCAGCGATTTGAGTCCTGTCTTTTGACCATACTATGTTAAGAGCAAATGCTCCTTGAAGTTTAAAGTCAAATGCTACCTTTTTTAATACCTCGTGAAGCGTTTCGTTGCCATTAGCATTATTCATAAAGTTTTGTAGCTTTACTCTTGCTTCTTCATCTCTATCGTCTTCATCTGTTATAACTAAGTCTTCAGCACTAATCATTTCAGCAGTAGCATTCACGATTGCAGCCGTTATAGAACTTGAGTAGTAAAGGTCAATTAAAAACTGAGGGTAAAGGTTTCTCCACTCTCCATTAGCATCTCCGTACTCAATGTAATCTTTACCTCTTACTTCTTGCACTATCGGTGCTGTACTTGTGCTTAAATCTACTGAAATTATTTTGTCCATTTTAATTTTTTATTGTCCGTAATAAATTGTATTAGTACCTGAAGGTTCAGGGTGTTGAGTGTATTGTACTTGCTCTGTTCCTGCTTTTTCCGTTAAGTTAAGTATTCCTTTAGTTACTATTCCCTGAACTACTCCATTTGTGTCAGCTACAGGAAGTACATCTGTTTCAGTAGCAGGTGCTGTAGGTAAAGCCACTACAACCGTTCCTATCCAACTTACTTCATACACTTCATACTTCCAATGTCCTGCGGGTAAAAGTTTTATAGTACCATTATAAATGTTAGGATTTATATTGTAAGTAAAGTTCATTTTTGTATATCTTGGTAAAATACCTAAAGTCAATATAGGGTAAGCATAAGCAATAGAACCATCAAGGTCATTTATAAACTTTATTAAAAACCTAATCTGTGTAGACGCTACTGACGTATCTATTCTATTATCTTCTGTGCTTATGTTAGCTGATATGTTTGTTTCAGTAATTGCTTGTATCATACTATATAATAGAAAAAGTCTGTTTCTGTTTGGTTAATAAAGGAAAAAGGCTGCCAAAGCAACCTTAATCCCATAGTGAACGCTAGATTGCTCTATATACAGACGAACTGCACCACCCTCACTAAGTGTAAAAAAAGGGTAACCGTTAAGCTACCCTCTTTAAAATATATAAAAGAATACTAATTAAGATGTAGTAGGGAAAGTTGCTGCTTCATTGATAAATCCACTTTGGTCCCAAGGGACTGCAGTGTAATCTTCTAAGAAGGCAAAAGGAATAGGCTCTAATCCATCAAATGTAAGAGTGTATCCGTTACGGTCACCAAAACTAGCTCCGCTATCCATAGTACCTGCGTTAAGTTCCATTCCGTTAGACATTCCTAATGCAATAAATACATTATGTCCGTTAGTTAATTGTTGATTTAATTCTGCAAAAATTCTTACCTTACTTTTTGCTAAGAGCTTAATTTCGTTTTGGTCTTCTTTGGTAAGTTTATTAAGCATAATATTTACAGTTGGAGTCATAAAAATAGTTCCGTTTTCTCTACTACCTGTAATTGTATCTGTAATACTAGCTACGCCAAGAGGCATAACATACTCATATATAGTAGTAGCGTTCCAATCAATTGCGTCAATTTCTAAAGGATGTGTTGCGTCATAAGTATAAGAAACATCTTCATCAAATACAGAGAAAAATACTTTTTTTACCCCGCCCGAAATTCTATTGCAGTCGAGTCCCCTACCTTTTGTAAGTGCTGTACAAGCCATTTTATTGTTTTTTTTTAGGTTAAGGGAGTGAGAGCTTTTACACCCTCACTTCCGTTTTATTTATTTATTATGATACAAGAACGATATCAGCACCAACTCCTGTCTGAGTTCCTGCACTGTAACGAGCTACCATTCTCATATTGTCACTTCCGTCTAACGTGCTCATATCCAACAAGTTAATACGTGTAGCGTCACTTAAAAGGTCAGTTCCGAAAAACATATTTGACTTCTCAGCTATAACAACTGCAGCATTTTGTAAGCCATTAACTACAGCTACTTTGATTCCATTAAACATTGGTACGTATTCACCTTGCATATTGTAAGCGTTTAAGTAACCTAAAGCTGAAATTGCTTGAACATATAATTGGTAATTCTTTTGGTTTAAGTAGATATGTAAATCTTCTTTTCCAATAACTGCTGCAGGTACTGCATCTAATCCTGCTTGAATGTCAGCAATAATAGTTCCAACTACTGGAGCTACACCTGCACCTCCTGTTAAAACTGCTTGCACAACTGTTGCGTCAGTACCTCCTCTTAACCATCCATTTGCTGCACCTGTGAATCCTAGAAAATCTCCACCTGCATTAGCATCACCTGCCCAAATAGAATTCTCTGTTGCTTGTCCGATAATATCTCCCATATAAGAAATTACATAGTCATCAAAAGATGCTGGAGGTGGAGCGCCTGCTCCTGCTCTCATTTGTAACGCTTCCCAAGAATCTAAAAGAGTAGCCTTGCATAAATCAAGATTGATTTGAAGATTAACAGGCTCTAATACCTTCTCAGTTAAAGCAAGTGTTCCTGCTCCTGTAAAGTCACACGTTGCTGCTGCGATAGGTGAAACTGTTGCATCCATCTTTTGGATGTTAGATTTGAACTTGATATTTTCTATTGAAGTTAAATAGTCAAGTGATACTGCTTGTTTTAGAGCTGCACTGATGTAGAAACCAGCTGCCTTGCCCGAAAAGTTTGATGTTGTAGTAAACGCCATTTTTTTGTTTTTTTAGTTATTAATTATATAAGTTATGTAAAAACTTCTCGTTCTTACTCATTTTTGAATAGTCTAATTTAGATACAGATTTTTTCTCTGAACTAAATTTGTTTGTGTCTAAAGGAGCTGATGCAGGCTGTGCTGCTAGTTCAGTCTTTAGTCTTTCGTTTTCAGCTTTTAATTCTTCTACTGAGAATTCAACTACTTCTTTTGTAGTTATAGTTTTAGGATTAGTAGAAGGCTCTGTTACTTCTTCAGCCATTTCTTCAACATCATCATCTCCGCCTTCTTTATCTCTTTTAAGGTCAGCTACAGCGTCTTCTAAGTTCTGGATTCTTTTCTCCATTCCCTGCCAGTCGGCAACGTCTGCTTCTTTTCCATCATCTTCAGCCATTTCTTCTTCAACTACTTCTTCTTCAGTTTCAGACTCAATTACTTCAGCAACAATACCTTCTTCCTCAACTCTGAAAGATACTCCTGTATCAGTCTTGTAAGTTCCGACAGGCAATAAAATTGTAGTTCCATCCTCAACAAGAACAGATACGTCAACTCCTGCTTCTAATTCCTCAGCTGTTGAAACGAAAATAGTACTTCCATCTTCTGATTTTGACTGCCAAGCCAATTTCATCTTAGCATCTAAGCCAAGTGCTACCAATATTTGATTCTTTAAATCCATAGTTTAATTTTTAGGTTCTATATATAATAGAAAGTTTGGTTACTTGTTTGATTTTGTGATAATTTCGTTAAGTGCTTTAAGTATTTCTTCATTAGTTGGTTCTGCTTTTTGCATCTCTTGATACCTTGAAGTGAAATAACCTTCAATACTCAGACCCTTAATATCCCCTGATTTCACCTTTTCCCATAGCTCATCATTCGTTATGGACATTTTAACCATCCAAGTTCCTTTTTTTAATTTAAAGCCGTAAAGATTAGCCTTATCCATTTTAGGGTCTTCTATAATCCAAGACTCAACTGTTAGAACTCCTGATACTCTATCTTGGTGTTGATAAGTAGCTTTGTGGTGGTTGTTATTTTTTAAGAAGCTATAAGCACAATTCTTAACTGTATCTTTACTAAAATAAACATAGTAGTCAGAATCTGTTTCAGCATCATATCTATAGATATTCTTATCAGGAATTAAAGCAGGAGAAATAATTTCTCTTTTATCTTTATCTATCTTAGCTAAAGTTAAATTGTTTTTAGCCTTACTCATAAAGATTAGATTTTCTTCAATTGCAGGAGCTGAAACTAAAGAAATGCAATCAATAGCTAGTTCTTCATTTTCTCCAATTATTAGCTCAACTATAGAAGTAGTCTTTTCTTCTTCATAGTAGTCTTTATTAGCTTCTTCACATTCAGCAACTGAGTCGTAAGTACAGCTTCCTGTCTTTCCCCATTTGTATTTTCCGTTTTCACATTTTTCGCAAGGCATAGTAAAGTCTTTTTTATATAATAGATTATTTGTTGTTCTGTTTGATTTATATTGTAGCTCTTCTTCTAATATTGGCTAATTGGTTTTGACTGTTTGTCATTGAATCGGTTAAAACGTATGCTTCTAAAGGTTCAGGTGCTACACCTCCTGATATATCAAAAGCTCCTGACATCATTTGAGGTGCAGGTGTTTGTGGAACTGCTCCTGCTGATGAACCTCCTCCTCCTCCTCCTCCTGCCTTACCACCGCTTAATATCTTTTGTATTTGTATAGCACTAAAAGCACCTGCTAATCCTGCTTGTATAAATGGATATGCAGGCATAACTGTAGTGATAGGGGACTTAGAAGCTGTTGTAAATGCATTTTGAACACCCTCTACTCCTGATATTGTAGCTTGTGCTACAGCAGCACCCTTTGCTATTTCTGTTCCTTCCCCTGCTATTGCTGAAATTAAACTTAAACCACTTTGAGCCATACCTACCTTTGCGTCTCTAACTGCCTTATCCCTATCTTTTTCTTCTTTTGCTAATCTTTCAACCTTCTTCTCCCAAGCGTCAGCTTGTGCCATTTGTGAATCATATAAATCTTCCCTAGCTTTCTTTTCATCTTCAATTTCTTTTAATCTATCTAAAGCATCTTGCTTTTCTTGTGCCCTCACTTCATTAAGAGCTGTTGTGATTTGAGTTTGTAATAACCTTTGACTTCTTAGTTTTTTGGTATCTAAGTTAATAAGTTCTGCTTGAAGTTGTGCAAGTTTGTCTTTATCCTCAATAGTATTCTTTCCCTGCTCCATTTCTAATTTCTGAGCATCAACTAGGATTTGTTTTGATTTTATTTCTTTTGCAGTTATTCCTTCTTCTATTGCTTGTGCTTTTCTTAATAAGGCTATTCTTTCTGTTGCATTATTTTTTTCTCTATCTTCCGCTTGAAGCCTTATGTCGTTTATTTTCCTATTTGCTTTTGCTCTTTCAACTTTTAATTCTCTATCAATATGATGAGCCTTTTGTCTTGCCTTAGTAATTTCCACAAGTGCATCTACTTCTTTTTTAGTTTCATCTACAAAATCTTTTACTGCTTCCTTTGTTTTTGAAATTATATTTTTAGCAGCTCCTATGGGGTCACTAAAGAATTTGACTATTCCATTTCCTAAAGCTTTTAGAGCCTTCATAGGGCTTGTAACTGCATCTATTATCGTTTCACCTAAACTTGCAAATAAATCTAATACTTGACTTGTAACAGCTCCAATAGCAGCCATTATTTTTTGGAATTTCTCTTGACCTGCTTCTGACCTTTTAAAAGATTGTATTAAAGCCATTACTGCAATTACTAAAGCTCCTATACCTGTAGATATTATTCCTGCCTTAATAGTGCCGAACATAGACTTAGCTGCAGGAATTACTTTACTGAATCCTTTTTTAATACCATTTAAAGAAACACCCATAAACTTAAAGTTACCAATAGCACCTTCAGTTTCTTTGTTGTTTTCTTTTTGTGCTTCCTTATGTTTCTTTACTTCTTGAGTTGCTTCTTTTTGTTCTTGCTTTAAAGATTTTAAGCCATTCTTTTCGTCTTTTAATTCAGCAGTAGTTTCTCTTATTTTATCATTGAGCTTATCCATACCTGCAACCCAAGCCCCTTTGGGAATAGCGTCTTGTTTAGCTTTTAGTTTTATCAACTCTTTTTCTTGAGCAATAATAAACTTAGTTTGTAAATTTATTTCTTCATTTACTTGTTCTAAAGATTTTTTATATTCCTTAGTGTCTTTAGTAACATCTCCGATATTTGTTTTTATATCTAATACTAATACATCTTCTGCCATAATTTTATTTTTATATTGTCGTTATAAAGTTACCCCTGTTTTTAATTGTGTTAATTGAATATCACAAACCCATTCTACTGTCATATTAGTTGCTCCTTTTACCGCTATATAAAAATCAGTTCCTGAAACTTTTGCTGTTGGATTCCATCCTGTAGTTGTTCCTGAAGTCTTAATAACATCCCTTTCTCTTTGAATACTTAATACTCCTGATTTGTTAATTACAACACCTCTTTCAATAGCTGAATGATAGTCGCCTACTGCTCCTGAACCACTTGTACCCCCAACTCTAACAGCTAGACAGCTTGCGTGAAAATACACAATAGTATTATCAGGGACTACAAAATAACTTCCTGCTGTATTGTTTAAGTTACTTGCTTGCTGAGAAGCACTAGTAGTTTGTTTCCCGTACATTAAATGAATGCTTTGTCTTTCACCTAAATTGTCATCAGAAGCATTACCCCCTAAGACAATAGAGCTAGTAGCTGTAGCTTCTGCTAAAGTACCATAGACGTTAGCATTGTTTACTGCGTTTGCTATTTCGTTTTGGTTTCCTACTATAATGTTATTTCTTGAGAACCCTTTCACAGTATTATTTTCACCCATTACTAAGGTGTTGTTAGTACCTGTTTCTGTTGAGTTTCCTGTGCCGAAAGTCTTATTGTTCTCATTTGCAACTCCTCTATTTAGATTTGTATTGTATCTAAAAGTAGAACAAGTTCCTGAAACTTTATTGTATGTATATCCGTAAGATTCACATTGTAATTGATTAGGAGTAAGTTCATTTGTTCCGTCAGTAAAGGTTACAACCCCAAGTCCTGAAATTGATAAAGGTTTTACAGTAAATCCTGTTATATATGGTATTGTAGTTATTTTAGACATTATGGTATAAGTATAAATTCAACTGTTGCTAAGTCGTTAGGTTTGTAGTCTATCTTGTTTACCCTAAAAATTCTGTTCTTGAGAAATATTTTATCATTGAACTTGAACAAATTAATATCAGCAGGACTTAAATTTACTTTGATAGTCATAATTCTAGTATTCGGATTGTAAAGTTCAGAATAGTAAGGAAGCCAATATAAGTTAAATAAGTTATTTACTGTTGAAACTTGACTTCCAAGTAATTGACATTCTCCAAAGTGAAAGTCCTTTGCTCCTGAAATTGCTAATCCTACATCTATTAAATGACTAAACTGCAAGAAGTTAGCTTGGTTTTCTGAAGACAAACCATTTTGAGCAGGAATATAGTAAGTTGTACCTGTAGGTTTTATTCCATTGTTATACATAATTCTAGGACTGTTATCAAAGCCTTCCCAAACACCATCACCACCATTAGCATAAACTGCAGGTGTTATAAAACCAGAAAACTGAGGCATTAAAGGCTTGACTACTGTAGCTGCAAAAGGTTCTGCTACTATTTCATCTTCACCAACTAAAATATTAAATTCATTTCCTGCATTAAACTTCTTACTTCCGTATAAATGACCTCCTACTAAATTCTTATACTGATTAAATGAATAATCGTCATCATCTTCAACAAACTTGAATATAGTTTTTTTATTCAAATCAGCTAAAGGTGTAAGTTTCATTTCTGATACGTCAATCTTTTCTGTCCAATCGTGTTGTATTCCTCTATTAGCTAAAGTATTCCCTGCTGTTGCTATTGGTATAAAGACATCTGAATAAGGCTCTATTAGAATATTGTTAGGATTATCTTCATCTACTAAAGTTACTAAGTTAAACATTGTAAGCAAACCTTTTAAAAAATCCCATTGCCCTGTTTCTCCTCTTAGTGTTTGAAGGAAAGTGTTTGTTGTAAATGCGTCTGACGAAGTTGTAATAAGGGTAAGACCTGATTGAGAACCTCCTTGAAAATCAAGAAATTTAAGTGTGGCTGTTGCTGCTGTATCTGACTTAAATTCAGGAGTTAAAGTATCTCCTATATTCATTATTTGGGTAAAAGAACCTGATGTATTACTTACTGTATTTCCTTGTCCTGATAAGGGTGTTGTATTAATATATGATGTAACACCCCCTAAAACTAACTTCCATCTATGTTCAGCAGACCAACTTACAGCCCCTGAGAAAGTTTCATATACATAGGAATACGATATATTATAAGTTTGGTTATTATCTACAGCTGTATAAACCCCTCCACTATATCCTATATTAGTTGAAAAATCATTATCATTTGTTAGTATTGTTGCATATGAAGTTGTGGCTGTTTGGTCTGCGTCTAAAGCTCCTTCTCCACTATCGTCAATAGAAAAGGGATTATTATCAGCACCCCAATTAAAGTCCATATATAACTTTTTAAAGTCATCTGTATCAAAGAACTCACTTTCATAAGTAAAAGGAGTTGCTTCAAATATTCTATCTATTATGTACTTGATATTTATAAAAGGTCTGAAAACTGATTCTAATGTAAGTAGTTCAGGGTTTCCAATTGTTGCGAAAGTTCCTGTTGAACCTCCTACTGCAATCTGATGTGTCCAATCTACAAAAGGGTATCTTAACGTAGTGTAAGTATCTCTGAACCCTGATGTACTTGGATTTGTATAAGTTATACTAGCGTCTGGACTATCATTCCAACTATATTTTATTTGTGTCTTGTTGTAATCGTGGTCTAGTTCTGTAAAATCTAAATCTCTGAAAGCTCTATCCCCTAAAACGTCAGCTAAAGCTACTACTTCTGAATAAAGGTTTACATTGTAACTTGTTTCTCCTTCCTTATCCGTTACATCTAACATTCTTAAATATCCTTCAAATAGAATAAATCCGTCTTGCTTTAAAACGCATTTTGTCTTTTTATAAGGATTGAATATTACTCCGTCATCACTTCTTGTTATATCAAATATATTATCAAAAATTCTATTGTTTCTTTTTGTTGCAGGAAGATTAAAAGCCTTAGAATAAGACTGTACTTTTTCTGCTACATTTTTAAAGTCATCAACACTAAGACTTAAAGGAATGTCTTCATCTTCATAGAGGTCGCAAAGAACTTGACCATTATCTAAAACATTAGTAGCTCCTGAAGGTATTGCACCAATAACAGGTTGTATTGAAATATCTGTAATTGTAGCTGTATCGATTATAGTATTATAGTAAACAATCATTACAGTACTATCTGTAGATTGAGCAGTAAAATTCAATGTTACTTGTGTAGTATTTGCTGAAGAATTTCCTATTGCATAGATTGTCGTTCCGTTTGCTATTTTAGTAAGAATAAGTCCTGTAGTAGCTGCACTAAGATTTATAGTAATAGTGTATTGCGCACCTATTGTTAAATTAGAAAGCTTTTGATAAATTCCTGACCTACTTCCTGTTGCTCCTGCTGTAGTTTTTAAAACTAAATTCCCTGAAACTACTGAAGGGTAATCAGGTGTTCCTGCTGTGTTATTTCTGAATCTGTACCAAGTATTGTAAATAGTAGGAGGTGCATTTGTAAGCGTATCTACATAAGGAACACTTAAACTACTTGTATAAGTTCCTGTAGTATCTAAATTATTAAAGTTAATACCATTAACAAGAAATTCAGTTGGCGAACTTGAAATTTCATTGTAACCTCCGTCATAGCTCTGTGGATATACTATTAGTTGTACGCTCATTATACTGACTGTGTTCTTAATGTTTTACTCTTTTCAACTTCAAAAGTGTATTGCATAAGTTTATCGTTTGCTACAGTCTTTTTAGTGTAGCTTGAAGTTGTTAGCCTAACAGGTATTACATAATTATTTAAAGCTGAATTTACTGTATCGTCTTGGAAGCCTTCTAAGATATATACTTCAGGACTATTTATAAGTTCTTGAAACCATTCTGATTCTGATTCGCTAACAAAGTCTGTGTTCATCTTAATCTTTTCAGTTGCGTTTACTCTGAAGGCTTTTTTACCTCCCTTGAAACTATCTATTCTGTAAGCCGATTCATTCCAAGTTCCTTCAAGTTGTTGGTATGTACTTCCTTTAGTTGATATTGTCTTAGTAGACTTCATATTGAATGTATAGTAATCCCAAGCACCCCACTGATTTAACCAAGTTAGCCTAATAGGTTCGTAACCTTTTAATGTCGGACAGTTAAGGTTTATTGTATAAATTTCTGATAGCACTCCTGAATCACCAAGTGCGGCCACTTCATAATAACCTCCTTGAATTGTTCCTGCTGTTACAAATCCTGCAAACATTGTACTACTACCTTGTAAATTAGCAGGGAAACAGCCAAAGTATAATAACAAGGCTTGTATACTAGCTTGAGGGTAAACAAAACCACCATTAGCTACTAAATTTTCAATATCTTCTGTGCCTAAAAATGCACCTGAAGAACTGTAATAGTTTATTTCAATATGCGTAAAACCTGAAAGATTAGAAGCTGAATAAGCATTTAACATTAACATCCCTACTGTTCCGTAATCTTCTAAGTTAGCGTATTGAGTTGTAGGTGCATTAGTTAAGAATTTCTTAGTTGCACCATCTAATAAAAAATGAGAATACAAGTCATATCCAAAATTTACTCCTGATAAAAGTAATTCATCCGTATATTTTAAGTAGCCATTAAAAATAATACTTAACCCTGCAATCACTTCAGAATTAGTAACTAGGTTTCCTGAAGCGTCTACATATTCAACCATAAACTTAACATTGAACCAACGCATTGTATTTATGTTCCCTGAATACTTATCTATCAGGTGCATTGGAACGTTTGTGTCTGATGTATTAACTACTGTTTTATATGCGCTTCCCTTTCTTGCTAAATTATCTGCCTTAACAAAACTTTCAATAATAGGTCTGAAGTCAAACATACCAACACCTGCGTTATTTGGTGTAGTCTTGAATGTTCCTACTACATCTGTATTTGCTGATAAGTTAGGAACTCCATCGTTACTTATATGAACTTCAGCAATAAAATTTACATTTGTGAAAGTGGAAACTACACTATTATTAGATACTGTAAAAATTACATCCTGTCCTACAGGAAGGTATTTAAATCTTGGTGCTTGGTCTATTAGTGTTGCCATTTTTTACTATTGTTAAACTATTAATTTTTTATTTTGGTCTATAAAATTCTACAAGATAACTTCTTATATCCATTGATAATATTTTAAGGAAATCTTTTTCTAACTTTTTAAATTGCAATCCTAAAGGTTTCTGAAAGAAGCTTAAACTTTTAATTCCTTCTCGTCTTATTTTTCTACTTATTAAAAAAGCAAACCCTGAAACAAATTGCCCTGTATCTTTTGACCTTCCTCTACCTAATCCTTTAGGTTTTATTCCTTTTCTTTTAATCCATTTAGATAATAAATCAATAGGAGGACCTTTAGTTGTATATCCTTTTCCTGGACTTGATTTCTTTTGACCATCATAATTTATATATGATTGCTTCTTCTTATTACCTGAAACTCCTTTATCTAAAAATTGACCATAATCATCCATATAAAACTTTGTAGAAAAACCACCTTCCTCTTTTGTTACTGTAAATCTAATAGAA